ACATTGCTGCTGTAGTTCTTTATCTAATGGTCTAGACCATGTAGCACTAAAACCTATTGAAAGGTTAGTATTATTCTTTTGACCTGTACGAGTAGGAATATAATATAAAATATCACCTGGATTGTCTAACACACCGTCTTCATCTAAATCTGACATGTCGTACACAGGATCATTATACATCGGTTCATAAGGATGCTGTTGTGATAACGCCCCTGTTACATAGGGCGTAAAATTAACGGTAGGACCTTGACATTGAATTCCTGCACCATATGTGTTAGTAATATATGGTCCTTGTAAAACCTGAATTGCCTGGTTGGTAACTGAGCCCGAACTATTCGCGATCGGACTTGCTGTTGCACTCACACCCCCTACAGTCTCTGCATTCACAGGGGCAGTTACAATTGCACTTAGAGCAGATAGACATAATGCTTTACCTATTGTTGGAAAATTGAAGTTGTGTCTGTGACCGATGTTACCTCGGTTACCCTCTGGATGATTGTGTGATTTGAAAGCCCTGGGCCAGAATACGTTTCGCTGAATTGAAACGCTGCTCCTGGTGTTGTCTGTGTGAAGTTTGGTTTGTTTGTTATACCTGTCCATGATGATGTCACGCCATTAATAGTTACATTGTTTGTACCAGTACCTGGAGATAGATTTCCATCAGCAGATACGCCTGAACCCGTTACCGAAAATTGATAGCCTGTGTTATAGTCCATCGAATTTATCGTCTCCGTCACTTTTGAAGTCGTTTCCGTGTGGCTCGACATCGAGCCTTGTGTAAAATTCGGGACCACGGGGACCGCCTGGACATCTGCAGCAGTAGCTAAGACTACCACCACAGATGTCACAGTATATAAGGTTGTCTTTCCAAAACGGATGTTCACGAGGATTCCCCTCCATTAATCGATCACAGTAATTTCGCTGACAAATTGTCCCGTAGCTGTAGTACCAGCCCCACCAGCTGTAATGCCAATCACATGTGGACTGGTCAAAGTTCCAGCTAATGTATCCTTGGCACCTGCAGCATAAGATGTTATACTACTGAAGTTAGGATTAGCACCAACTGTTGCTGCACTAGTAGGAACAGCATCGGCTTGGGTGTAGCTTTGGCTAAAGCTGAAAGCGGCACCTGCGGTATCTTGGGTCGCTGCAATTGTACCAGGAGCATAAACACCTGAGGTGATAGTTCCTGCACTTACAGTCCCAGCAGTAGTGCCATCTGTGGTATCGATATTTGATCCGCTGATGCTAAAACTGGAACCAATTCTTGATGCAGTTGATCTAGCAGCGTCTACGGTAAGTTGCACACTGGATGCGTGCTTAGTAACAAGTCCACCTGCTTGAGCAGCACTGGCGGTCATCAATAGCATAACGATAGGAATTAGTTTCTTCATAACATACAAACTCTGGATCCTTATTTATTTATCAAAGTACCTTATGTTCACCATAAGCAATTTTAATTGAAAAGGGGCTTGACAAAACTTAATCTTTCCTATATATTATTGTAGTAATTCTTTACAAAAGGAAAATGACTGTAATCACTGAAGATGGTGGCCGCCAGAACATGTTCGCCAAAGAACCCGAAATGTGGATCGATAAAACTGAGGCAGAACGTTACGGATATGTCACACATGCGGAACGTGCAGAAAAACAAAATGGACGTTGGGCAATGATTGGAATGGTTGCAGCGTTGACATCTTATGCTTTCTCTGGTAGCATATTCTTCTTTGGAGCTCTCGGTATTTAATGCCTAACCCTAACCAACTTTATGAAGACATGCAAACCCTAAACGACCTCTATGAGGAACTGTTATGGGATCCAGATGACGAATTGCAATTTACACACGATGGTGACAAGATCATCATCATTAATAAAACAAAAACAAAAGGTACAAACAAATGACTCCAGAAGCAGAAAGATTTAACGGATGGGCAGCGATGCTTGGTTTCGTAGCAGCAGTAGGTGCATACGTAACTACAGGACAAATTATTCCTGGTATTTTTTAAGAGAATAGGTCTCTATTAATTCTATCCCTAAAACAAATCTAAGAAAAAATGATTTCAAACACAGCAACCTTCGATGACAAAGCACAAAAACTTTGGGCAGAGAAATGGAACGGTAGACTAGCAATGCTAGGTCTTATAGCAGCAGCAGCATCTGATTTGCTAACAGGACATATGTTCTTTGGTTTATTTTAATCATGGAGGATTTAGTAACAGATTCATATCCGTACTGGAAAGCAATCCTTTGGTGTTTCTACCCAATGACAGTCTTAGTATTGATTGAACTGTACTCTAGACTCCTTGATAATAATGACGATGATGATGATGACAAAGACGGTGGAGTTATGATTCCTGCCTATGCAGCACCATCATAAATATTAATTGAATATCGTCGCCGCAAGGATCCTCTGCTATGAAACAGAAGGATCCTTTTTTTCTAAGAAATAATAATGACTGTTGATACAACACTCTTTCACATCTATCAGAAAGGAACGAACGAGGTCATCAGACACTCGCTGACAATTGATGAACTGGAACAACTGCTTGCTAAAAATCAAGTGGATTGGTTGCATTGGGAGGTACAACCATGCTATACTGACTACAGTTCTGAAGAGGCATCCTACTAATTTAAGCATTTTTACTTATTGGAGGGGGTTGACAAAAGTGTGGACTTCCTGATAATATAAATAAGTTAACAAATGTAAAGATTGTTCACCTTTCAAAACATTTCATACTCTTGGAGAACGGACTAACACTCCTACCGAGGCTATCCAAGTAAAAGACGCCTCTCATACCTTTCCCTGAGGGTGGGAAAGGAATACTAAACTCAGTGTTCCCTGCACTATTACTTAACCCTTATTCAAATGACAACTATTTCAAAACAGCGCAGTGGTGGTCTCCTACAGGGATGGCCAGAGTTCTGTGATTGGGTCACAAGCACTAACAACAGACTTTATGTTGGTTGGTTTGGTGTTCTTATGATTCCTTGCCTTCTTGCTGCTGCTACTTGCTTCATTGTTGCCTTTATCGCTGCTCCTCCAGTGGACATCGACGGCATCCGCGAACCAGTTGCTGGTTCTCTCATGTATGGAAACAACATCATTTCTGGTGCTGTCGTTCCTAGTTCAAACGCTATTGGTCTACACTTCTACCCTATCTGGGAAGCAGCATCTGTAGATGAATGGTTATACAACGGTGGTCCTTACCAACTCGTTGTCTTCCACTTCCTAATCGGTATCTCTGCATACTGTGGTCGTCAGTGGGAACTTTCATACCGTCTAGGTATGCGTCCTTGGATCTGTGTTGCTTACAGTGCTCCTGTATCTGCAGCATTCGCAGTATTCCTAGTTTATCCTTTCGGTCAAGGGAGTTTTTCAGATGGTATGCCTCTTGGTATTAGCGGTACTTTTAACTATATGTTTGTGTTTCAGGCAGAGCACAATATCCTTATGCATCCGTTCCACATGCTCGGTGTTGCTGGGGTATTCGGTGGATCTCTTTTCTCTGCTATGCACGGAAGTCTTGTTACTTCCTCACTCATCAGAGAGACAACTGAAACTGAGAGTCAGAACTACGGTTATAAGTTCGGACAAGAAGAAGAGACTTACAACATCGTTGCTGCCCATGGATACTTCGGACGTTTAATCTTCCAGTATGCATCGTTCAACAACTCACGTTCACTTCACTTCTTCCTTGCTGCATTCCCTGTGGTCTGCATCTGGGCAACTGCAATGGGTGTGTCAACTATGGCATTCAACCTTAATGGATTCAACTTCAACCAGTCTGTTCTTGACAATTCTGGTCACGTTATCCCTACTTGGGCAGACGTGTTGAACCGTGCAGGACTTGGAATGGAAGTTATGCATGAAAGAAATGCACACAACTTCCCACTTGACCTTGCTGCTGCAGAGACAACTCAGGTTGCTCTAACTGCACCATCAATCGGTTAATGTGTTGATTTAATATCCTTAAAGAGACTCCTTCGGGGGTCTCTTTTTTTATTTCTATATAATATAAATCGATTTATCATTATGTCCTGTAACTTAAGAGACTTAACCGTAACATCTTTACTTGATCAAGCACAAGGTGAAATCAGTAAAGCAAAGACTAACGTTGAAATCTATCTACACAATCCTGTTGGTATTGGAGAACACTCAGATGTTTTGGGTGCTATTCAAGATCAACTAGACATCATTGCAAGATCAGAAGAACGTATTGATGTCATCAACAAGCATTTCCTAGTTCATGATCACTAGGTTGCAATAATTATTTTCTTATGATATACTAAGCGAGTTCAGACCTGTTCTATGGAGACTTTAGAAATATTTCCCGCTCGACTACTGAAGGGTCATGCTCCTATGCTAGATGCATATAAGGAGGACTTAGTAGACTATCTCTATGACTTTTCTAGTAAGAATGAATCCAGTTCGGCAAGTAATATGGGTGGGTGGCAATCAAACTCTTTCATGTATCGTGAACAGAGTTTCAAACCATTCAGAGATCTAATGTGGAATACATTAGAACCATATCTACTACAAATTACACAACAGATTGAAGACTTGGGAGATAACCGTCCCAATTTAGAACTCTATAATGTTTGGTTCAATATAAATGCAACTGACACATTCAATATGATGCATACACATCCACACTCCATTTATTCTGGGGTCATGTGGATCAAAGCACCAGAAGACTGTGGCAATCTTGTATTGGTAGACCCATCAAAACATAATGTATTTGGTATTGTTCCTACAGAATATGAATTTGAACCAGTTGAAGGTAATGTAATAGTATTCCCTTCACATCTTCCTCATTATGTAAAACCAAACAATTCAGATGAGGATAGAATCTCTGTATCATTTAACATCGTATTAAACTAATGAAGATCACTGCGTACACAACCTCAGGATGTTTTTACTGTGTTCAATTGAAAGAACTCTTCAAACGTTGTGAGTTGGATTATGAAGTGGTAGAATGCCACGATACTGATCCCATGTTTGTAGAGAACTGGAACCAGTTTAGGAAAGACTTTCCTCATGTACATGGATATCCATTTGTAGTCATTGATGGCGAAGAAGTGGGTGGTCTAGTACAAACTGCTAAATTTCTTAAGGAAAATGGTCTAGTTATCCCCAGAAAAAATGAAAGAACTTAAAATAAATAAAGGTATAGAGCTCATGCTTAGGGGGGCTAAACCGAAGGAAAACAAATCCAAACCATCTAATGGTTTAACATTATCCAAATCATTCACCCTACGAAAGCGAAGAGTTTACTTCAACTTTGAATTTTTGTGGGATAAAGAAACATAAGTTCGGAGTTGAACATGGCAGAAGCAACAATCATTTATCTTTCAGCAACCTTTTCTTTCCTCTTCCTTTGTGTTGGGGTTCTTGCAGGTTGGACAGCAAATGAAAAGATGCATGAGTACATGTATGGATCACATACACAGGAAGATAACATCCACCCAGAAATGTTGAACCCAGAAGGTCAATGGATCAACGAAGAACTTCTCTCAGTTCGTTTCCTAAATGAGGACGAAATTGAAGAGGAATAAATATACTTACGACATCATTTAGGTTATGCAATTATTATTACATGAAGTGCTGCAGAAAGTTAGCAATGCTAAAACTAAAGCACAGAAGATCAAACTTCTACAGCAATTTAATACTCCAGCACTCAGACAGATCCTGATTGCTAATTTTGATGAGAGTATTATCTCTATGCTTCCAGAAGGTGAGGTGCCCTTTGAGAAGAACGATGCACCAGAAGAGACAGAGCACACTAAACTAGTACATGAGTATAGGAAACTCTATCTCTTCTTTAAAGGTGGAGCAACCATCTCACAGTCACGTAGAGAAACCCTTTTCATTCAACTGTTAGAGGGTCTACATCAAGGAGAAGCAGACGTTCTATGTCTTATGAAGGACAAGAAGATCGGTAAGCGTTGGAAGATCACACGTCAGTGTGTCGAAGAAGCATTTCCACAAATCCAGTGGGGAGGTCGGTCTTAATGGGTAAAGGATGTCAGATAATCCATGAAAACTGTGACCCAAAGGCAGCATTAGATAAAAGTCTCCCATACAATTCTTTTTTAATTGAATATATTGTGGGGGATAAGACTAGATTTGATATTGCATCAGGCAATGGTCAGGTAGATATTTTTGATGAATATTGGGATAAATATAACAGTGATTTAAAAAAGATGACACAGACAGAGGGTAGAATCAACCCAAAACTGTGGCAAGATCCAAAGAAACCACAGAAAAAGAAATGAGTGCAGAACAACAAGGACATTGGTGTATTTTCTATAGAAAGTGGAATGAACCTACAGTTTGGTATACAATGAAACTGTGGAGGAATGATGGTGTTCTTGTATCTGCAAAGACCTACGATGATGTCTATAAGTTTGGTCGTTATAAAGAAGCATTTGATTTTGCAAAGAATTTAATTACTGAAGAACCTATACCAAAATATGATGCTGAAGTCCGTCGTATTTGCAAGGCAAGAGGAACAGCATTTTACCTAGCGAGTTGTTAAATTGTATCCGTTGATACGGATTGACAATTCTAAATAATTATGTTAGTATACTAACACGTTCATCCAAAATGTACGGTCTCGCTCTAGTAGTATCAATGCTCGCAACACATGACCCATATCATTGGGAAATGTCATGCTGGGATTGGAATGAGGTACGGGCAGAGATCCTTCGGGATCAAAACTATACCCCAGATGCTAGAGAGTATCTTATAGATTACTTTCATACGAAAGTACCCGATAAGAACTGTGAGGCTTGGCAACTTGGACGCAAGTAAGTCGCGGAACGGAGCGTTCATCCCATGGTAGAATTACTACTGTACACTACACTTTCATGTCAACAAACTAATAATATCATTCTGCGAATGCAGAACAACGATAGAATTAGTGATGATGTGAGAGTCGAATTGATAGAGGTAATGAAGGAGTCAAATCCTGGTTGTACTTGGGACGCAAACGACTAAAGGAACGGGCCTAAAAATCCAATTACTTTAGGAGTAACTAAAATGAACACACTCAATAAGATCAGAAAGCAGATCAATAAAGCTGCTGCTCTACACGATGCACAGATTCATCACACCTCATATCGCGGTGTTAAATATGAAACAGGCACCGTAAATAGTCAAGAATTCCATGGTACATTAACCTATCGTGGCAAATCTTATACTAAGTGATCAACTTATAATACAGGGAGGATCTAATCCTCCCTTTTTTATTGAGTAATTTTACGTAGGCAATAATATTCGTATCAATTTCTCTATATTATGGTATTCACATATTAAATAGTAGTAGAATTAGAGAGGTGTATCATGAACCCTTCCCCTTTATATTATGAGACTGATGTTAAGGAGGTAATCTATGCACAATGTACTATCTCGTTCTCAAATGGATGAGTGGCATCACTTTGATGACCAAGAGGATAATAAATTAACCGACTACTACGAGTGTTTAATTGAGTCCTCACTAGAACATCAACACGAGGGCAAGAAGATATGTAAACAAATTCTTACATAAATCAGGGGGGTTGCGACCCCCCTTTTTTCATGCTATCATGATTTCACCTACTATAAATAGATGGACAGAGACAAACTGAAACTTATCGTCAAGAATCTCAAATCTCTTGTCAATGCACTAGAGAGTGAGGTTTATTCTGACACTGATGCATACATTATGAACCAGAAAGAAGCATTTGGATTCAATTACGATGAAGGAGACGACGATGGATACCCAGACTGATTGGAGATACAATGAAGACCGTATGCATGTTAGATCATCTGCATTAAAAGTCTTGCTTAATAAATTTGGTAAGACATTGAAAGAAGACGGTTCATCTAACTATTCTAACCGTAGTATTTACGAATGTGTAAATGACTGGGTATCACAAGGCAATGCTACTACTTCAGGTATTGTCAAGTATTACCTAGCATATTACAAGAACAGATGAGGTTTAAAGACACAATAAAATTAGCAAAGAAGGCGTTAAAGCTTGCAAAATCTAACCCAATGCTGTATACTAATGAGGAGGTGCATTACATGAAGATCTCTCTTCGTGCAGCAAAGGCATCCCTTAAACGTAAACGTGATTTGAAACGAAAAGGATTTAAGAATGAAAAATCAACAGTCAGTGCGACTAGTAACAGTGACTCCCGAAGCGGAGAAAACAATGGGTTACGTGGCGAGAGTCAGCAATCCTAATAATCAGGACAATCCTAAGGTTGCTGGTCTACTGTCTTATTGTATCAAGCACAATCACTGGTCTGTATTTGAACAGGCACACATGACTGTGGAGATTGAAACTACTAGAGGACTAGCAGCTCAAATTCTTAGGCACCGTTCGTTTACATTTCAAGAGTTTTCACAACGCTATGCTGACAGTTCTATGTTGGCAGATACTATTCCTATGTTTGATCTTCGTCGTCAAGATGATAAGAACAGACAGAATAGTATTGATGATATTGATGAGTTTACTAAGCAAGAGTTTGAGATTCAAATTAGCAGACACTTTACTGCTGCTATGGATCTGTATCAAACAATGCTTAAGCATGGGATTGCAAAAGAGTGTGCTAGATTTGTACTCCCTCTTGCTACCCCAACAAAACTATACATGACTGGTTCAGTCCGTTCATGGATTCATTATATTGAATTGCGTTCTGCTAATGGAACGCAGAAAGAACACATGGACATCGCTAATAAGGTGAAGGATGTGTTTATTGAACAGTTCCCTATTTGTGCGGAGGCACTTGATTGGAAATGAAAAAACTTACACTAGATGATTACAAGAAAGCAGGTGAAGAGTTTTGGCCTAAGTATGAGTACATCTCACAAAATTTAAGTGAGGAGTCTAAGTATGGTGAACCACCTGAACCTGAAGCAGTGCTGAAAGTAATGGAAGCACTTGCTGCTGTTGCTCTTAAGCAAAAGGTTGAAGATAAACTTGCCCCCTTTGGTTTTAATAAAAAAGATGCCGACGTATCCTGTAGTTAACAAAGTAACTGGCGAACAGAAAGAGGTTCGCATGACCATGACCGAATGGAATCAATGGTCTACTGATAATCCTGATTGGAAAAGAGATTGGAGTGATCCATCTACATGTCCTGGCTCTGGTGAAGTTGGTGACTGGAGAGACAAGATGAGGAAAACTCATCCTGGTTTTCATGACATCATAAAGAACAAAGTTGTTCCCAAAGCACCAACCAACGATAGTATCTCACAAAAGTATAACTAACATGCCTGTAAAGAAGAAGACAACTAAAGCACCTGGTCAAGGTATGACTGCGAAGCAACGCAAGCGTCGTAAACCTATTAGTGAAGACTACATGCTTCCCATTGAACCACTAACTGATAATCAGAAGGTGATGTTTGATGCATGGGATGAAGGTAAGATGATCTATGCCTATGGTGTAGCAGGTACAGGTAAGACCTTTGTAGCACTCTACAAGGCACTTAAAGAGGTGCTAGGTGAGTTTACCCCCTATGAGAAGATCTACATTGTACGCTCTCTTGTAGCGACTAGAGAGATTGGTTTCCTACCTGGTGATCATGAGGACAAGTCTTCTCTTTATCAAATACCATATAAGAACATGGTTCAATCCATGTTTGAAATGCCTGATGACAATTCATATGAAATGTTGTATGATAATCTGAAGGCACAGGAAACAATTTCATTCTGGTCTACTAGTTTCATTCGTGGAACTACACTAGACAATGCTATTGTTATTATTGATGAGTGCCAGAACTTGAACTTCCACGAACTTGATTCAATCATCACTCGTGTTGGACAGGACAGTAAGATTATTTTCTGTGGTGATGCTGCACAAACTGACTTGCAAAAGATCAGTGAGCGTACAGGCATCATTGACTTCCAACGTATCCTACAACAG